ATTTCATTTAAAGCAAAGAATAGCTTAGGAGTTGTAAAAAATCCGTTAAGAATGTATTCAAATTCTGTAATTCCAGGGTTACAGAGTGATGAAATTACTACAGAAGTTGTAACATTAGGTAGTACTGATCATAAATTTAATAATGTTTATGCAGACAATTTTACAGGATTAGCAGAAAAAGCTACAGCACTAGTTGTAAGTGGAACTAATAGAACAGGAAGTGAAACATCAAGTTCAGGAACTGTTGCAGTAAGAACGTCTGTAGAAGAAGTAATAAATTCTCAAACAATACCAGTTGGTTCACTAAAAGCAGCGTATTTTGTAGGTATAGCAACACAAGCACAATATGCTGACTTGGCAGAAAAATATACTACTGATACACTTTATCCACCAGGAACTGCAATGGCAGTTGGTGGTGAAGGGGAAACTACAGCAGCATCTTCTGAAGATATGTGTATAGGTGTAATTTCTGAATCACCTGCTTATCTTATGAACGGAGACAGTGAAGGTCAAGCAATAGGATTAACAGGACGCTTACCAGTTCGTGTTACAGGACCTGTTGATAAAGGTCAATCAGTGTATGTTTATAATGATGGAGTTTGTTCAACTAACGTAACTAGTGGAATGGTTGGTATTTCTTTAGAAACAAATAATGAAGAAAGAGAGAAACTAGTTGAATGCATACTCAAAGTATAAATATTCAAAATTATAATAGGATTGCACCATGCCTACTGTAAGTGTTCAAGATGTTATCACGGCTGCAACATATAATGGATTACAAAGCCGTGTTGAAACTGTTTTAGGAGTAGGATCTACAGATACAGGGTATGGTCAAGTTTTATCAAGTAATGTTGTTTCAGCTAATTCAGTAATAACTGCTGAAAAAATGGTAAATCTTAAAACTGATATAGATAAATGTAGAGCACATCAATCAGGTAGTTTAACTAATATAGCAACTGTTGAAATTACAGATAGAATTGGTGCAGATGATGTGGTATTATCTGGCGGTGGAACAAATAGTTTAAAAGGCTATAATGATTTTATTAGTATAGTAGATTCTGTAGAATCTGATAAACTTTTATGCGATGATACTCAAGCATCTGTTGAAGCAGCAACTTCTAGTACTAGAACACAAGACTGGAATGGTACTGTTATACATACTTTTCAAGTAACATTTTTTACTGATAATGCTCGTAGACATTTTTTTAATACAGGTGGAGAGGTTAGATTTCAAGGACAATTATCTAATGGTGCAGGGTCTAAAGATGCAGATTGGGCAGGATTATTGTCAGGTATAGGGATAGTATCTTTTGCAATACATGCAACTACAAGTTCTGGTAATGGAACACCTAGTGCTATAGGAAATTTTGAATTAACAAGTACACACCAAACAGTATTTCAAAAATCAGGATCTGCTTATAATTATGATGAAAATTTGTTTCGAATTACAGCAAAAGAAGTTGATAGTAGAATTATAGAATTTGATATAAGATTCCAAGATGATTCAGGTGGTACTCCTGACGAAAATGTTACAGGAACTCTTACTAGTACTATTACCCAACGCCGTGCGTCCGGAATTTATGTTTCAGTTCCTAGTCCAACATATTCTAATACAGTAGAATTATAATTCAATAAAATTAATATATTTCATTGTTTGAATAAATATATGAGTACTTTATTCGCAAGGAGATATAATGGTTTCACCAGGTGATAATGTTGAAATTACTGAACATAATGACGCTGTTACTCGTATAAATCTTATTCTAGGCATAGGATCAGGTGATAAAGGTTATGGTCAAGCTATGGCTAATACTGGAATGGTAGCACCGGCCGGCGTAGATGATATAACCGCAGGTCAATGGGGTGGATTATTTACAGATCTTAATATGGTATATGGGCATCAATTTAATACATCCATTGGAATTAATCAGATAGTATCCGGAAATATTATAGGAGCAGATGAGTCAAATACAGGATCAGGAGACACTGTTCAGCGTACACCAGGAACACCAGATACATTTACAGTTGTTAATCCAGATGCTACAAAAGGTGTAAATGATATTCCACCGCTTATTCCTGCAATTGAAGTAGATCATTTAACAGTACATGCTACACAAACAGTTCTAGAAACAAAAGTACAATCGGCTGATACAGGTGCGTCATATACTTCTGATTGGCCTGCTGCAGGATTAAGTGCAGAATTTCAATTAGTTTTTGCCGGCGGATATATATGTAAAACTGACGATGGAATCGATATTGCAGCAACTACCCAAGATCATCGACGTCACTTTTTTAATACAGGAGGTGTTATAAATATGTCTTCTGCATTAACAAATGAATCCACCAATCAAAAAGATGTAGATTGGGATGCAATTATAACAAATTCTGGAATTATTTCTTTTAAAGTGCATAGTACAACTACTACTGCTACAGGGCCGCATACAGTTGCATCAGCTATAGGGTTTCATGAGTTAACTACATCTTATCAAGACATTTTTTCAAAATCAGGATCAGCTCCAAATTACGCAGAAAATAATTTTACAATAAAAGCTAAATTACTCTCAACTAATTCTGTTGTTTTTAGATTTGAATGGAATGATGCTGATACAGACGGTAGTAATGTAGATGACAGAGTTACAGGAGATTTGGGTCTTACAATGACTCAAGTACGAGCATCAGTAGTAGATGGAGTTACAGTTGCTACGCCTACATATGTAAATCTTCAAAATATAGGTTGACATTTCTCTGTCTTAAGTATATACTATACAATGTATAGCTTTAGATAGGAGGCTTATATGGACGAAAGACTTGAAAAAGCTCTAGATTTTTCTAATTTTATGGTTACGTTGAATAATCAACGTAAGTTAATATATGAAAAGTTTTTAGAAAATTCTGTATATTATGAAAGAGGCGGTAAATTTGTAGTTAATAAAGAATTAATTAATTTTTGTAATACTTTATTACAAAAAAATCAAACTTCGGCTATTTTCGTAGATGATAATAATACTCCAATAGAAATAGACGATTTAGAAGAATTTTTGGATAAAATTTTAAATGTTTATTTTACAAATGTAAATGAATACTTAATTAAGTTTAATGAATTAAAAGAAAAAAGGACATCTGAAGGTTTATTAAACATATGAAATCTGGAGTTTTATTATTTGCAGTAAATAATTCACAAATTGACTATGTAAAACAGGCAATTTATTGTGCTAAAAAAATAAAAGAACATTTAAATTTACCTGTAGCGTTAGCTACAGAGTCTTCTTCTTATGTAAAAGATTCGTTTCCCTTTTACAAAAAATATATTGATTCAATAATTGAGTTAAAGAAGAATTTGTCTACTTATCAAACAAGAAAATTTTTTGATGGAGCATACACAGAAAAAATATTGTTGTGGAAAAATCATACTCGCCCAGATTGTTATGATATTTCACCTTTTGACGAAACATTAGTTATTGATGTAGATTTTATTGTTTGCAATAATGATTTATTAAATTGTTTTGAGTTAAATGAAGATTTTTTAATTTATAAAGATCCTATAGATATATTTAAAGAACGAGAATTCCAACCTTTTAATAGAGTAAGTGATAAATCTATAAATTTAAGATGGGCAACTGCTTTTTATTTTAAAAAAAGTAAAATGACAGAAGCTTATTTTAATTTAATTAAACATATTAAAGAAAATTGGAGTTTTTATAAATTAATATATCAAATTCCAGGAAGTTTATATAGAAATGATTTTGCATTTAGTATTGCAATTCATATTTTAAATGGGTTTCAGTCAAATGATTGGCCAAAAGTTCTTCCAGGTAATATGTATGTATCAACAGACAAGGATATTTTATATGAAATAAAAGATAATAAATTATTTTTTGTAATAGAAGCATCACCTCCAGGAAATTTTCTCGGAGTAACTATGTCTAATTCAAATGTTCATGTAATGAATAAATTTAGTTTGAATAGAATGATAGATATTGAGTTTAAAAATGAGTAAAGGATTTTGTATATTAGCACAGAATAATCCTGATACGGATTATGTACGGCAAGCGTATGCTCTTGCGTTAAGTATTCATAAATTTAATAAAGATCAAAAAGTTTCATTAATTACTAATGATAAAGTTCCAAAAAAATATCAAAAGGTTTTTGATAAAATAATTAAGATTCCCTGGAATGATCAAGCAGAATTGAGTCATTGGAAAATAGAGAATAGATGGAAAGTATATCATGTAACTCCATATGAATATACTATTGTTATGGATGCTGATATGTTAGTATTACATAAGATTTCACAATGGTGGAATTTTCTTTCAGAAAGAGATTTGTTTTTTGTTAGTAATGTTAGGAATTTTCGAAATGAAATAGTTACTAGTAGACATTATAGAAAAACATTTGATGCAAACAATCTTCCAGATCTTTATAGTGCAATTCATTATTTTAAAAAATGTGATTATTCCCATTCATTTTTTACTTTATTAGAATTAATAGTTGTAAATTGGGAACTGTTTTATGATAAATGTGCTCCTGATCTTTTCCAGCAAGGATGCAGTATAGATTTATGTTGCAGTATAGCTAGTAAAATTTTAAATAATGAAAAAGAAATAACACAATCAGATTCAACTATTACGTTTACTCACATGAAACCTCATCTACAGGGATGGCATGATGTTCCTGAGAAATGGACAAAAAGTATAGGGAGTTATTTAAGAAATGATAAAACTTTACTTCTAGGGAATTATATACAAAATAATGTTCTTCATTATGTTGACCAAGAATTTTTAACTGATAAATTTCTTAAAAGATTGGAGTCTTTATAATGTTTTATATTTATTATGATTTAGAATACGGAACTATTCTTCAATGTACAAATGAATTATCCCCAGAAAATACTAATAGTTATATAGAAGTTGATCAAGAAACTTATGTAAAATTTGTTTCTGGAGAGTTTAGTATTTCAGATCATCGTATATTATTAGATAAAGTTAATGGAGAATTTAATTTAATAAGGTCAGAAGAACTAGAAGTTGATATAGCAAGAAGTATTCATGAATTCCCTAAAACTAAAACTAAATCAATGAAAGATAATATATTTTATATTATTCAAAATCAAAAAAAGAAAGAATGGCAAGCACGAGCAAAATTAACTGGTGTTTATACTAAATTTTTAACTCATGTTATGCAACTGAATAAAATAAAAAAGATATATGTAACTGAAGAAAATAATCCAAATGTTTTATTAGATGTATTAGAAGTACCTATGGAACGATTTTTTAATAATAAAATTTTTACAATTAAAAAATCTAATAACAAAACTATTAGCAGAAAAGATATTAGTTTATATTCTTATGTAAAACATGAAGAATATTATCATAGGACAATAGAATGAGCAAAATTTTTAAAGTTTTAGATTATGATATCATTTATTTGAGTTATGATGAGCCAAATGCAGAAAAGAATTATGCTGATTTATGTTCTAAAGTTCCTTGGGCAAAACGAGTTCATGGAGTAGAAGGATCAGATTCAGCACACAAAGCCTGCGCCAATCTTTCAGAAACAGATCGATTTATTACTGTTGATGGAGATAATATTATTAAAGAAGAATTTTTACGTCAGTCAATTAATTTTGATGAACATATTAATTTAGAGAATGCAGTTATAAGTTGGTGTGGTTATAATATTATTAATGGGCTAATGTATGGCAATGGAGGATTAAAATGTTGGCCAAAAAAACATGTTTTAAATATGCGTACTCATGAGAATGCAGCATCAGATAATCCTCATGCACAAGTAGATTTTTGTTGGGACTTAGAATATATTCAACAAAATGCATGTTTTTCAGATGTTTATAATAATGAAAATCCTCACCAAGCCTGGCGAGCCGGATTTCGAGAAGGTGTTAAAATGGCTCTTGACAGAGGAGTAAGACCTAAAGATAGTTCGTATTTGTTAAAAGGGCATTGGAAAAATTTACATCGTTTATGGGTTTGGCAAATGGTAGGAGCAGATGTAGACAATGGATTGTGGGCAGTGTATGGTGCTAGACATGGTTTATATAAAACTATGTGTACGGATTGGGATTATATAAATGTTCGTAATTTTAAATATTTAAATGAGATGTGGGAAAATAATAAAGTTAAAGAAGAAAATTTATTAGATAAGATAATTGAGCTAGGAGAAATGCTAGTTCGTAAAACTAATATACCTATTGATCCCCTCCCATTTAATGCAGGTCAAAGTAAATTTTTTAAAAAAGTTTTTCGTAATCCTGATAGAGTACCCACAGTTAATATCATAGATAATGAGATAAAAGATAATGAAAAATAAATCGTTTTGTGCAATGCCCTTTATCGGTCTTATGCTTAATACAGATACTTTTACAAGATACTGTTGTATAGCATTTGGTCCTAAAGCAATTTTAAGAGAAGAACCTACAATTGACGGAACGCTTGGAGAAAAATTAAGTATTGAAGATACAAGTCTTTTAGAGTCTTGGAATAGTTATACAATGATTGAAACTCGAAAAGCAATGCTTAATGGTACAAAATTAGAAGCATGTGCTAATTGTTATAAGCAAGAAGAAATGGGTGCAATAAGTTTTCGTTCAATGATGACAGCAGAATGGGAGCATAGATTAGGAGAAGTATTTAATGATTATATTCAAGAAGCTATAGATAATAATTATAAAATCTCATTGCCGCCTGTTTATTTAGATTTAAGATTAGGAAATTTATGTAATTTAAAATGTCGTATGTGTAATCCTTGGAATAGTAGTCAGTTAGCAAAAGAGCATTTCCAACTTTTTGAAGGGGGTGTAGAAGCTGATAGTCCTGTATATAATGAATATTCTAAGGTATGGAGAGACCAGTTTGGGGCAAATCCTCTTCATTTAAAAGAGGCTCAAACTGTATTTGATCGAAATTTTTTATGGAATGAAATTATATCTATGATTCCTAATCTTAAGAAAGTTTATATGACAGGAGGAGAGCCGACATTAATAGAAAATAATTATAGATTTATGGAAGAATGTATTTCTGCAGGATATAATCAAGATATAGAATTATTTTTTAATATTAATTGTACTAATGTTACTGATAAATTTTTAAAATTAGTTAGCCAATTTAAGAGCCTTAAAATTAATTGTAGTTTAGATGGATATGAAAAAGTTAATGATTATATTAGATATCCTGCTAAATGGACCCATGTTGAAAAGAATTTTAGAAAGTTAGCAGAATTATCTAATGTAGATTTAGGAATAACACCTGTTGTACAAGTTTATAACATTTTAGATTGTCATAATCTTTTGTATTATGCCGATCGTATATCCAAGGATTATAAAAAGAATATTAATGTAAATTTTTTAATTAATAATCATCCAACATTTTTAGATGTAACTATAATTCCTCAGAGTATTCGAGAAATAGGCGCAAAAAATTTAGAAGTATATAGAGATAGTAGTGATCGTTATTCTAGTAATAACTTAGTAAAAGAAAGTGTTGATGGAATAATTTCTTTATTTAGAAAAGAGTTACATGTAAAGCATGACGAGTTATATAAACAATTTTTAACAATGACAGACATTTTAGATAAAAAGCGTTCACAAAGTTTTAAAGACTTGATACCCGATTTAGCATCGGAGTTAGATCTTTATTATGAAAAACTACAAGTGGATCCAAGTGTTTGGGATGATTTTAAAAATGAATAAATCAGAAACATTTTGTATCTTACCTTGGACCCATATTGCGACTTGGACCGACGGAAGTGCTTTACTTTGTTGTGTAGCACAGAATTCTCATAAGTTAAATTTTAATAAGGATAGTGTTGATACTATATGGAATAGTGAGCATTTTAAAGATGCTCGTGTAAAAATGTTAAAAGGTGAAAAGGTATCAGCATGTGACCATTGCTATAAAGAAGAAGCGGCAGGTATCCGCAGTCATAGAATAAATGAAAATGTTCTTTGGGAGAATAAATTAGGAGAGGATAGAATTGCAGAATTAATTTCATCTACAAAGAAAGATGGAACACTAACTGAAAATTTTATAACTCTAGATTTAAGATTAGGTAATACTTGTAACTTACAATGTGTTATGTGTCGTCCTCAAGATAGTAGTATGTGGTTAAGTAATGCTAAAAAACTTAAAGATATTTTAGAGACAGATGCTAAATGGGACTGGGAGCATAAATCAAATATAGATACCGATCAATTTGAATGGTATAAAAAAGAAAAACTTTGGAAAGATTTTGAACCAATGTTTTCTACTATAAGGCATCTTATTTTTGCTGGCGGCGAACCTCTGCTTATAAAAGAACATTTACAGTTAATAAAGAATTTAGTAAAGTTTGGTTATAGTAAAAATATAGAATTGCGTTATCATACTAATGGAACTATTATTTCTGAGGAAATAGTAAATTTATGGAAGGAATTTAAGTTTGTAGAAGTAATGGCTAGTATAGACGCTTGGGGAGAACATTTAGAATATGTACGATACCCGGCTAATTGGGAATTAATTTCTGGAAATCTTAAAAAGTTAGATAAAACACCTGACAATATTGATGTGAAAGTTTTAGCAACAATTCATGCAATGAACGTGTATTATATACCTGAGTTTGCAGAAAACATGCTTAAGAGTAAATTTAAAAGAGTAGGCCATTTACATCATAGTGGAGTATTTCATGCCGGAACAGTACATTGGCCGAGATACCTATCTATTAAAGTTTTTCCTAAATCAATTAAATCTGAAATAAGGAAAAAATGGGAAAGTTTTGAAGAGTTAAAATATAATAAACAGTGGCGAGAAAAAATACTTCCGCAATTAGATTTTATGGATAGTGAAGATTTATCAGATTTATATCCTCAATTTATTGATTATCGAGATAAATTAGACAAAATACGGAATACAAGTTTTAAAAAAACATTTCCGGAATTTTATAAGGTTTTAGAAAATGCAAATTGAATACGATAAACTTAATGATGTAGTAGTAGATCCTGTAATAAGAATTACATTAACGGATCCTGCTACTTGGGATTACTTAGATTTGTTCTTTCAATTATATGATATTCCTATAGCACATAAATGGTTAGAGCATTTTATAGAATTAACTAGCGGTGCTCATGATTATAAAGATCGGGCATTTAAAACATCTTCTCCCGACAGGAATAAAAATTTAAAAAAATTAGAAACTATTATTAAAAAAATAAACGAATATTATGACGAACAAATTCCTAAAATTAAAACTTTTATTGATTCAAGAGGTAATACACGGTTAGATAATAATTTCCTCAATGTGCTTCATGAATGTTATGAGAGGTATGGAGAACGTTTAGAAGAAAAATTAGAAGAAGACTGGTGGGGAGATGCGTATTTAAGAATACCTGAAAATTCTCCCCTTGCAAATATATGGCCAGGAAGAACTTTTAATGAAGAACTTAATAGTGCTTTTCAAACTTTAAATTCATTAATACATACACATGAAGTAACCCCGGTAGAAGAAGGATATAATACTCGTGGTAATATGACTATTAGTTTTAATCCAAGAACAGATTTTATTTTAGAATCGGAAGATTTTTATAGTATGAGTCCATTTTTAAAATTTGGAGATTTTTGTTTGGGTTATAACACCTTAGGAAAAAATTTACATCATATTGTTATAGATGGTGATCAAGATGCAATAGATCGAAATGCAATTGCTCCACAAACAACTTGGTCTAATGAAGTGCATGTTAGATTATCTCCTAATAATGACACTCCTAAGGATATATATTGGTATTCTACTAAATGGCATGATTTACAAGTTAATGAAAAATTAGGATTTAAATTTGGTAATTTTATTGAAAATCGAGAAGGGTATATTAAGATTGGGGAACTGATTTGGGAACAATGTGAAGAGTTTTATTTGCCAAGTATAGGTATTATAAATGATAATTTTAAACAATTTAATACCATTTATTCAATGGCAGTAGTTCCAAGAGACGCTCACCATAAAAGACCACCATTTTCTACGCCGATACATCGTAAACCTGTTTGGAAAAAACCAAAACCAGTAGTAGGTAAAAAGATAGAAAAAATTTTTAATCCTAAAACTAGTATAATTACTTGGATAATAAATGATGTATGTACATATAGTTGTCGTTATTGTCCACCTATTCTTCAAAATGGAAAAAATCACAAATATAACTGGCATCATATTTTACCATTTTTAAAACATTTATTTAATTTTTATTCTATAGAAAATGACAACCGTAAAATAATTTTTTCATTAAGTGGAGGAGAACCAACATTAAGTCCTTTTTTCTCTCAACTAGTTAAAGAAGTACATAACAACTCTCATCATATAAATTTATCAACGAATCTTACAAGGTCAGAGCAATTTATAGAAAGAACTTTTAAATATGTTACACAAGTATGTGCTAGTTTTCATCCAGCAATGGTGTTTCCGAATAAGACTGAAGATGAATATATTAGAAAGTTAAATATATCTTTTGGTTTAGCACCCACAACAGCTAGAATAATGTTAGACCCGTTATACTGGGATCAAACAATGGATTTTTTAGAACGTATTAAAGAAGAAACAAAAGCTAATATCGATGCAGTTATTATTGATGAACAGTATGGTAATATAGGTTTTAAACTTTGTGATATAAAGTATACAGATGATCAATTAGAATTTATTAATAATTTTAAACATATAAGACGTCACAGAGGTACCCATAGTGGAGAAAAACACCCTGCTAAGGATATTTTTATTAAATATAAGAATGAAGATCAAAAAGTATTTGAATTATCAGAAGATCCTATTAGAAATGGAGAAACAAACTTTTTTAATTATAATTGTCATATTGGTAAAGAATCGTTATTTATAGATCGTGATGGAAGCATTAAAAGAGGTAATTGTCATGAAGGAGGGTTTATAGGTACATTAGATCATTGGCAAAGAATTGATTGGAATTCTTTACGCAGACCAATAATGTGTTCTTCTTTAAATTGTTTGTGTGGAGGTGATTTAATGGTAAGCAAGGAGGAATTTTGATGTTAGATACATCTAAACTTAAAGTATTATTAGTAACAGGTTGTAGTCATTCTGCAGGATTTGAAATTTTAGGAGAACAAGGTTATCCAAAAAGTCATCGTTTTCGTAAAGAAATACGTAGAGAAGAACAATATCGTTCGTTTGCAGGACACCTTTCTAGAAAAAATAATTTACGTCACGTTAATGTATGTCATGCAGGATTAGATAATATAACAATAATGAGAAATACAGTAAGGAAAGTAAATCAATTATTAACACAATATGATCCTTCTGAGATAATTTCATTAATTGGCTGGTCAGGTTATCCCCGATTAGCACTTCCTTATGAAGGTAATTTAAAATTGCTTTCGGCGCATATTGATTTAATGCCAAACTGGACAAAACTTCAAGATAAAAAAATTGTAAAATTTTGGAAATTATGGAGAGATTTAATAGCTCTTCAACCTTATGATGTTCAAGTGTATAATCATCTTTTTCAATATCAACTTTTACGTTCTTTTTTGCGAGATAAAAATATATCATATTATATGTTTAATGCAGTAGAATGTGTTAAACCATTTCATAAAATAAAAGGTGTTCTTAAGCATCCTTTCCCTGATGAGTTTAATCAAGAAGATAAATCTTTTGATTTAGAAGGGTGTAAAATTTTAGCAAAAGATATTTATTATCGGCATCCTTTTGATCCTGAAGAAATTTATTATGCGCATTTAATTAATAAAGGACACAATCCTAAAAAAGATGGGCGATGGCACCATTTTCAGGAATGTGGTCATATTGCTTGGTCAGAAGTTCTTGATAAAGAAATGACTGAATTAGATTTATTACCTAAAACAAAAGTTTATTCAGTTCCAGAAGAACTTATTTTGCCTAGTAAAGATGATGCCGATTATATTGCAAACTACTATGATCCAAATGATCCTCGTGATTGGCGACAACCTTATCGTAAGCACTAATGCCGATTAATTTTTATTATGATCGAATTACAAAAGAAGGGCCAGTACCAAATGGTATTGGTGAATATTTTATTGATAAAAGGAAGTGGCCTTTCCCTTTAGGAAAGCCTAGATTTGAGCCAGGTTCTGAGCAACCTATTGTAAAAATAATATCTAGTTTCTATTATACAATGTTGCAAAATGATTGTAATATAGAATTATTTACAGATGGAAATATTTGTTTAAATTTATTTTATCCTTTAGAAGTAGATGTAGGAGGTATTAATTTAAATATACCTGGGGAAACATTAGAATATTTACAAAGAGGTGAATTAAAACTTTTACTTTTAGGATTGGAGTTTCAAGGTAGGCAAGAATTATTATATGTTAAAGATTTAGCAGATAAGTTTTTATCTATAGGAATTTCTTATAATAATATTTTTATTGTAACAAGTGATTTAAATAATTCTTATAAAAAATTACTCCAACCTTATAAGACTTATTCTTTAGATTGGTGGCAAATTGAAAGTAGATTAATTATTTGTGATAAAATTTGTAAAAGAAAATACACAAATTTTGGTTATAATCATTTTTTAGGAGCACCAATTTTACCTATAAAGCAGTTTGATATAGACAAGTTTAAGCCTAAAAAATTATTTTATTCTGTAACTAAAAATACTTCTATACATAGGTTAAGTCTCATCAGTGAATTAATAGCAAATAATTTAGATAATGAAGGAATTATTAATTATCATCCTGTAGATTTTGAAATAAATTATAAAGATCCTAATTTGTTAGATCTTTATAGAGATGATGAATATGTAGAAAAGAAGAAAAAAATAATTTCTATATTACAAGAAGAAGGAATAAATTTTAATTTAAAAGACGATATATCATATCATAAAGATAGTTTATTTACTATAGTAACGCCTCGTTTTGCAGCCCATAAAAATGATCAATATATGGATGAAATAAATTCTTTATTTACAAATTTTGAAATATGGCAATTAATTGCTATGGGTAAACCTTTTATTATTCTTGGAAGTTGTCAACTTATTAAATATTTAAATAGAGAAGGCTATTTTACGTTTTATGATATTATCAATGAAGAATATGATACATTTTTAGATTTTCCTAAAAGAGCAAAATTAATTTGTGATGAGCTTATTCGCATACGAAATAGTTGTGATACTGAAAAAAAATTAGAGCAAGTAAAAGAATTTACTAAAGTTAATAGAGAAAAATATTTAGGAATAACTCATCAAGTAAAATTTTTAAAATTATTTGATGAAATGAGATATGGTAGAAAATATTAAATGTATGATATAGTTTATATAGGGAAAAAAGACCTTCAATGGCAAGTTTTAAAGAAAAAATTTGTTACATTAAAGCATGCTATGACCTTTAGAGAGGCACAAAATAAAATATTCACTAATATGTTTTGGACTATATGGGGAGATATAGTTCAAGTAAAAGATAGTTTTGATTTTTCATTTGTGCCAGAAGAATGGGATCAAAATTTAATACATGTTTTTAAAAATTTAAAAATAGTTTCTGAAGTAGAACGTACTTCAGAAGGCACTTTTCAAGCTCCAACAACTTCGTATGTAAGTGGAGTTTCGTTAATTCCAAAAAATTTAGAAGTAAGCGATAGAGAAATTGAATATAAGTTTTTTGTAAATAAAAAAGAAATTGAAATTATTGCAAGTCAAGATAAGCAGTATGATGTTGTATTCATTAGTTATAATGAATTAAATGCTGATGAAAATTATTTTAAATTATTAGAAAAAGTTCCATATGCACAAAGAATAAACGGAGTTAAAGGAATTCACCAAGCACATATAGAAGCAGCAAAGATAGTTAGTACAGAAATGTTTTATGTAGTCGATGCTGATGCTTTAATAATGGACGAATTTGAATTTAACCATCAGTTAAGTAGGCATGAGGTAGATATAGTACATGTTTGGCGTAGTCAAAATCCTATTAATAGTTTAGTGTATGGTCATGGAGGAGTTAAACTTCTTCCTCGTAAATTAACATTAGATATGGATGTAACAACTACCGACATGACAACTACTATTAGTAAAAAATTTAAGCCTATACAAGAAATATCTAATATAACAGCATTTAATACTGATCCTTTTAATACTTGGAAAAGTGCATTTAGAGAATGTGTAAAATTAGCAAGTAAAATTATTCCGGGTCAAAAAAATGACGAAACTAATAAACGTTTAGAAATATGGTGTACTGAGTTTAATCAACAAGAAAAATATGGAGAATGGGCAATTAAGGGTGCAATAGCTGGAAGAAAGTATGGATTAGAAAATGCTGATAATATAGAATTGCTTAAAAAAATTAATGACTTTGATTGGTTACAGGAGCAGTTTAATGATTGAATGGCAAGATGACAAAGATGTTTTTGGACGAATGTTTGCATTGACCGGTGATCCTATATTTAAAAATTTAAGGAATGCTGTTGATCACTTCGACGCAGACTTATCTGATGTATTAAGCTGGGGACAACTTAAAAGTAAAAAATGGTTAGTTGAAGAATTAGAAAAAGTATGTGAATCAAAAATAAGTCCTACTTTAGGTAAAGTTTTTATTTGTGCAGGCTGGTATGGACTATTGGCAAATATGTTATTTGAAGGTAAATTTAATATTAATATAATAAGAAGTTTTGATATAGATGAGAACTGTGCACCTATTGCAGATAGTCTTAATAAGTCAAAGGTTATCGATGGATGGAAGTTTAAAGCAATAACAAAAGATATTTTAAAACTTAATTATTATGAAGCTTTATATCATACTAAACGTTCTGATGGATCAGAAGTTGAGCTTATAGATGCACCTGATACTATTATCAATACTAGCTGTGAACATATTAAAGAATTTGAGAGATGGTATCGTAAATTACCAAAAGATAAATTAGTTATATTACAAAGTAATAATTATTTTGGTTTACCGGAACATAATAATTGTGTTAAAGATTTAGAAGAATTTAAAGAACAATGTCCTATGAACACAATATTATATAGTGGCGTTTTTGAATTAAAAGCCTATAACCGTTTTATGTTAATAGGTATTATATAAATATACGCATATAGGAGATACCAGATGCTAAAATTTGCCCCTAAAATTGATATGTTCCAAGCAATGGAACGTCGCGAAAATCATAAATTTTTTAAAGATAGTGCCCCTAAAAAAGAAGATATTGAAGCTATTTTAAAGAAAGCAATAGATTTAACACCAGTAAAAAATTCTAATTATGATTTTAAAGTAGAAGTATATGGTCCAGAATTTCATGCAAAAAAGAGAGACCTTCTTCCCCACACACTTCATCATTTAATAGATACTAGTTTTCAGTTAAATAAAATAAAATATGCAGAAGCAGATGAAATTACTAGGGGGTTATTAACATCTGATTTACCATTTCATACAGAAGGAAATAACAAGTATTTTAGTTTTAATCCTCAAGTTTTAGCACCTTATCTTTTAGTATTTAAATATTCAGAGTTTCAGTCTAAATCTAATGGCGAAAGAATTAAAAATAATACCCTGTCAACTGACGATATTTGGCTAGAACGAAGTGCAGGTTATCAAATGAATTATTTAGCAGCGTCTGCTATGTATGCTTATGTAATATCAGTGCTTGCAAATAGTTACGAATTAGATGCAGCATTTTGTCAATGTTTTGGTTACGTACAAGATAGGGTTTCTATACCGTTATTAGGAGATTCAAGACATACAGGATTTATGTTAGGAATAGGAACGTACGACCGTCCGGCTTTCAGAATACCTAAACCTAGTGTAGAAAGAGTTGTTGAATGGCCAGAGTTAACTTCGCAATTAGGGCCTAAAGAAGAAACTTATGCTGTTGCTGTTAATAATAAAGTAGAAGAAATAATTAATAAATTATTAATTACTAATGGTGAAGTTGATTCAGCAGAAAGAGTAACTGAGTTAAAAAATACTGTTAATAATATTACTGTAAAAGGTCTTAGTGCTGTTCCTACTTTTCTATCGCAAGATTCTAAATATTCAAATGCTAGTAATTTAATTTTAACACATAAAAAATCTATTGTAGAAGAAGCAATGACTTGGTTTAAGACAACTTATCCTAGTGTTCATGATGAAATTCAATTTCAGAAATGTAGTCGAGACACAGGTTATAATATTGATGCAATTGTAACTGATTTACAAAATGGTGGTAATTTTGAAACTATTGCAGTAGCAACTAGATATTGGGATGGAATTACTAGTATTAATAAAAAAATTAGTCAATTAAAAAGTTCACCTCCTGTTTTAGATGCATTGGGAGAAGAATTAGTAAACCTAGTATTAGAAAAAAATAGTAACGAAATTGAATCAGTAGGTCATAGTCAAAAATGTAATAGAGATTTAAAATTTGTATTAAGTGCAGTATTTGATGACATGAAAAATAATAATGGATTACGTACAGATTTAATTATAAAAACTTTTGATAATGCATTATTTCCTAATGGTACAGCAAACGAACTTAATATTATAATGTCCTCAAAAGAATTTTATACTAAAGTTTTTCAAGATGGAGATATTGTTGCTTTTTCTAAATTATTAGAAAAAGTATGCGATGGAATTAGGTCGAATCATTTGCTTCTAAAATAATTCTTTTTGCATCGTTCCAAGATAAATTAGACTCGCATCTCCATAGATAACGTATAGTATCGGTTGTAGATGTTTTCCAAATATTATGACACATGCCAGTATTTAATAAACATATTTGATTAGTAAATGCAAAACTTGCAATATGTTTAAATTCTCCTTGTGGAAGTATTGCTCTATTGTTGTTATTTAAATTTAATTCATTAACAGGTAAAAAAATATTTGTTAAACATTCTTTTGTACAACCTAAAATAGGAATCACTATAGAAGCTACATCGTAGTCAATATGGATAGGTACAGAGTTTTTATTAGGTCTGCTTTTTGGAGAGTACCAACCAAGCATAAAATGTTTTGATAAAGGCCACTGATTTTTAAAGAAATCTGTAAAATATTCTTTTAGTTCAGAGCAGGCATCATAGCTTGTATAATTACTTTTAACTTCTTTATTATAATACTCGTAAAATATATTTTGAAAAATTTCCTGAGAATAATTAATATTTAAGGGAATTACAAAATCATCAATATTTGTATTTGGATCTAAATAATCTATTTCCATTTTTAACTAAGCCTATATTATAAATTGTGTTCGCCATAAGACACGTTCGCCGGTAAATGCATCTCGTTTATGCATTACTCTAATATTATCATAAATTATTATGTCGTTATCTTTCCATTCGTGTTGCCAAGAGAATTGACAACAGTGTTCTACTAGTTTATCAATATCAATGTCTGGACCATCCGCCTTCAATAATGTTCCTGGACTAAAATAAAGAACTTTATCCTTAGTTACATGATGCTCAAATATAAAAGGTCTATGTATATTTTGCATTTTTAGTATTTCTAGTTGTTTTGTAGTAAAACAATAATGTAAATCTTTTGGAGGATAATAATATCCTGTTACCCTTCTTAATAAATCTATGTTATCATATGCTTCTAATGCAATCTTCATATCAATAAAATGTGTAGGAGCTAAATTACCATTAGATTTATTATATAAAGTTACACCAAAATAATTTCCTCGTCCATAACTCCAATCATTATGCCAATCAACTTCATTATTTTTGAATAATTCGTTACTACTAACTTCTTGTACTATGCGATCGTCGTCTAGTACATGTTTTACTGTTGTTAATGGTTTGCCAAGAGTTTTAGCAAATTCAGCAAATTGGTTTATAGTTAATGGTTGGTCATTTTTTATATGAACGAATCCATGTTCATACAGTAACGTTTTCAGATCTGTACCAGATTCCAGATCTCCATAATTCACGGTCACCGTCATAAGCATCTCTCCTATGTAAACTATGATGTTGATCACTTAAACAAATATCATATTGATCCCATACATGTTTGTATACATATTTGTCATTTAATGTATGATTTTTAAGTTTATAATATAGATCATGACTTTCTCTTTTATCTATACCAGCAAAACCTCTAATAACCGACCAGGGGTAATGAAGACCTTTTTTATTGTTTAATGGGTGAGTAGTAACAAGGTTCTTTCGCGATGTTTGTTTTGTATGAGCTGCAATGCCATCTATATCTTTAAATGCTTTAAAAGTTTGTTCGTTTGCAAAAACATTTTTATAAAATGTATCTCCTACTAGCATTTTCTCAGGATAGTTTACTATTTTTGATTTTAGTCCATCAATTTTTTCTTTTGTTTCTTCGTCTAAATCTTCATATGCAGTTTGAGTATCACTAAAATAAGTGTCTCCACCGTCTACTCCAGGTTTATTCATATATATTGCAACTATATCTTCTGCACCGTTTCTATTCATTCCTGCGCAATGCCATTCTAATTCTCCATCTTCAGCACCAGTAAATAAACCATTGCGTTTAACTCTTACAAATTCATGTAATCCGTCTACTCCAGATCCTACTACTTCCTTTTCTTGAGCAACTACATCTCCAATATTTTGGTAAAAAGTTAAAAGATCTTTAGCAGGAACAGGTGTTGGATTTTTGACTACTACAATTCTTTTAGTACCAATAAAATTTCTGACAGTAACAGCATCGTCTATACTGTGATAGTCAATATCTTCAACTTGAATTCCAAATTTTATATTAGAAATTTTCATTAATATCCCCTTTAATAAACAACTCATTATATTTATTTAATGAGATTTTTTCTAGTTGTAATCCGACATTATCTTTTAATTTATAATAAAGAATTGATTGCCAGTTTGTTTTAGTAGTTTTTGGAGGAATAACTAAATGCATATCTGGACTATAAATCCAGTTATTTTTATCAGGTAGATATTCTTTCCATCTATTCATAGCAGTTGAATTAAAAGATTTTTCATTTTTAACATTAATATCTTTTAATTCTCGACTCATAAAGATAATATCATAATTATTTTCTTTTGCAAATGACATTTGTTGCTGGATCATTTCGAATGTAACAAGTTTAATTCTATTGTAATGATCTAAATTACGATGTCGATATACGGGTGATTTATATAATCGATTTACACATCGAATAGCATTACCAAAAAGATTTCGATTTAATAATGTACTAAAAGAAAGTATTTCGTTTTTATCACGTATAATAGAAATAGCATCACATATATCTAAATCTAATTTTTCTTTTGTATAATTTTTTTCTAATCGACCAAATTCTGTTTGATCTTGAAGAAATGTTAAAATTTCAGATTGAATTTCTCGATTAATTTTATGTGTTGTTACCTTAATATCCAAATTCATTCTTCTTTAAATGTTCAAAGAAAGGAGCAACAGTCCAGTCTTCAGTTAAACGACCTCTGTTAGGATTGTCATGGTCGATAACTCCTTCGTCATTAATGCGCCAATCAATTAATCTTATAAAGATTTTCCCTGCTTCCGTTTCATAAGGAAATAATAGACTGGTTTCTGCTTCACCGTATGCACCTGCTTTTACTACACCCGAAGTAGCTTTACTATTAGTAATTAAATTATAAGAAATATCTAATTGTTCAGACGCCAATTGTGCTAATTCAAAAATTTCATATGCACAATTTCCTCCCATATTTCTTCCTATTAATCCTACACTTTTAATTCTTAGTACAGGTGTAATTCGATTATAAGGTTTTGTTGTGTTAAAATTAACTCCAGTTTTTATTGCGGAATTGATAAATGTTTTAACTTGTCTTCCAATTGTTTGTTCGTTTGTACCCTTGGCTATAATTGTTCCAGTATTAACTGGAAGTTTGCATTTAAAAATATTTTCTAATGCTCGAACTTTTATAGTTGCCCATTTTCCATTATCTAGAATTTTATATATTTCATCGTCATCGGCACCATTCATGCTATGTAATAATAAGCGTAAGCCGGCTTCTTTTAATTTTTCAACATAAGAAAGTTGCCCGAGTTTTAATCCATTAGTAGTAAGGCTAGGTCTATGTCCTATTTTTTTAACAGTTGAAATTATTTCAAAAATATCTTCTCGCATAGTAGGTTCAGCACCTATTAAACGAATATATGTTCGATTAGGAAGTTTTTCTAAAAAATTATATAGCTTGTTTTTATTAAGATCCGGAATGTCACGATTAGGAATGTAACAGTTTGCACACTCCATATTACATCGATGAGTTAAGTCTATTACTATATTTGAAAATGTATTATCTTCAGGATTTAATTCAAAATACTCCATACAATTCTCCCACAGTTATATTATACTATGGGCGAAATAAAAAGTCAAGAATTAATTTAAATCAACCCAGGCCGCGCCGGTATATCCTTGGAATTTAGTACCTGTTGTATTAAATACTACCATTCCAGCGGCAGGTGACGTTACGGCTGCATCTCTAGCTGTATCGTTTGCATATACAGCATTTTGAAAATAGCTAGTAGTTGTTAAGTGTGCAGTAGATACTGTACCTGTTCCTCCACCTGCAAGTTCTAAGTTAGAGTTAGAATCATTAGCAGAAATAGCATTTCCTAAAATGCTTACACCGTCTAATACAATGTTACTACCTGCTACAGTTAAGCCACCATACATTGTTACTAGTTTATTTGTGTCAATTTGCATTGCAGTTACAAGTGTACTAGAAGGATTAGAAATATTAAATTTTAATAGTCCTTGGATATTAGATGGTTCAATAGAATTGGCGTATGCGTCAATTTCGGCAGCAATAAGATGAGTAGTACCATCATGTCCTCTCCAACCTATAGTTCCAATTTTATCTCCATCTAAAATTGTTGTAGGTGTATCAATATTTCCTCTTGATTTTGTAAAGTTAAAGGAATAAGCATTAGTACTGTCAAAAGCAGATACTAAAGCAGTTGCACCTCGAAGGATTATGGTACCATTAGCTTTTAAATCAAGAACGCGATTAGTACCAACAGTAAATTCTAAATTACCTGGCATAACACCTGAAGATACAGTACCGTCTATTGTACTCTTAATAGTTGATCCAGTTGTATATTGTGTACCATCATACCCTACGAAATTAAGATGAAATATGTCGTCAGTATCTACAAGGGTTTCAGGCGTGCCTGACGTGCCTTTTGATCGTATTAAATTTACCCGACTTGGTGTTACAGTACTATGATGTGAGTTAAGATTAGTTGCATTAGTACTACCGTCAATAATAGTTGTACTTCCTGCTATAACAATATCTTCAACTGTTAATCTTTGAGTTGCTGAATCAAAAACTAATGTACTATCATCAGCTAAGAGATCAGTAACTATTTGAGGAACAGTTAACGTACCATCAATTACTATATTTCCTACGCCAGTAAGATTGTTGCTATTAAGATCTAAATTACCACCTAATTGTGGTGTTGTATCTTCTACAAGCTCTGTTAATGCTGTTATTTTAGTACCACCCTGCGTAGTACCATCTCCTACATATATATCTTTAGTATCTGTAGTATAAAGCAATTCGCCTTCTACAGGGGTGATGACAGCTCTTTCTGCATTGGTTCCGCGTCGTAATCTTAAAGCCATTTATAAAACTCCTGGAATATAGTTTCTTATATGTATTTATGCCTTGATACTATATTCTTTATCTTCTCTTTTTCATAAAAAAAGCAGTACGCTTTTTAATATCTTGTTTTACACGTTCGATATCTAAGCGAAAATCTACATTTAAAATATCATTTTCGTATGCTTGAAATATTCCTTCTAGTTCTTCTTGTATATTTACCTCAGAATCATCAGTGTTGGAATTAGCAATATCGATATCCCAAATTTTTCCATCCTTAAATACAACTCTAATAGAATGTAAGTACTCGAGAGGAATTACCTTTATGTCTACTTCTCCAAAAACATCAGGCCATACATCTATTACATGTTTTGGTAGTTTATTTTTATGCCGCGGCGACACTTTCAGAAGACTTTGCTTTTTTCTTTGTAGGAACAAGCTCTTCAGCTTGACCTCTTAGTCTCTTTGCCTCTTTAAACAACGAATCGGCTTGACTACGATATTGAGCCGCTAAATCTTCATCTGTTAATACTGCATCGGCTGAAGTAGTACTAGCAGGAGGGGGGATGTCTGTTACAGTAACAGCAGGAGGTGTGTTGGTCCTTGGTTCGTCAGTAATAGCAAGATCATCTATACTAACACCTTTTTGCTCTGCAATCATTTTATTAAGTTCATCTAAATCAATTGTAGTTTGCTGATCGGGTTGCATTTCTACAGTTTTAGTTTCAACTTTAATCATTTTGCCGGTAGTATGAAAGGCAGCAAGCATATTACGTCCATCTGGTAGAGTTGCTCTAGCCATTGCTTCTGCAAATTCATTAGCACTTTGTCCTGCATCTGATTCTATTGTTTTCATTAAAGCATCATGCTCTTCTGCCATAAGATTTTCAGTTGTAACTACTACAGCACTGTGGGCATCCCCCGGAACAGTTCTATATGCTACAATTACTTTTCTTTGGTTCTTTTTAATTCTACCTACATGTTTAAGGCTCATTTGTTTCTCCTTGTGTCTTTTGTTGCTCAGACACTGCACTCAGAAAGGTTTCTAACTTATTATAAACAGTCCCTACAGTTAATAACTCATTTGCTTTAAATGCACCTCGTTGTGTAGCTACATCGATAGTTTGACGTAACAGATTTAAGTCATTAACGGTTAATTCGAGATTAGACTGTTCGGCTGTCGGAGAAGCTTCTTGTGATATTGCAGTGTCTTGAGGTTGTTCTTTTGTCATATATAAAATCTCCTTCGTGCGTACTATTTACTAGTATTTTAAATGGGGGTAGGCTAAAGTGAAATAGCTTATTTCTTTCATAATATAAGTTCATTTTTATTAGGACCCAGGCCCAAATTTCCTTTAACAAAAGTATTAAAAGATAAAGTAATTCTTGTATCAAAACCTTTATATGCTTCAACATAATGTTCTACTGTAGAAGGAAATATTAGCAGTGAATTTTTTTTATTTTCAAATGTCCATTTACCACTATTATAAACATTAAATTCTTCTAATTCAAATGCCCAATTTTTACCAAAAGGTGGATCACCTTCTCTACTTAAAACGGCTGTAGGACAAAAATCTCCAGCTATATAAAAAATTCCACTAATTAAACTATTTTGATGCCAATGTTGATGATGATCCTCTCCACGTTCATTAAAATTTAACCAAGATTGTGTTATATAAAAATTATGTGCAGTTGTTATTTTTAAAACTTCATAAACATATATAGCAAGCTGTTTTACTATAAATTTTTTTAAGTCAGCAAATTCTTTTAGTTCTAAGATATATGAATTAACTGAATTCCGATGTTCCTTGTTCTCAGGAGAACAAGCAGTTACTTCTACATTTTTGATAAAATCTAAAAAGGATTTAGATATTTCAAATTGTTCTCCTGACTCAAATACGGGAGAAGAAAATAAAGGAACAACTGCATAATTTTGATTATTCATTTTTGATATTTACTAGTATTTTAAATGAGGGCAAGCTAAAGTGAAATAGCTCATTTCTTTTCCCTCTTCAAATCCTATTTGTAATACAGGTGTTAACGTATTACTAGTAGATAAATTGATATTTTGACCAACATAAAACCGTCCTTTTAAGTTCTTTAGTATCCATTTTTCGATGCTATCTTGTAAATTATAGTGCATCGGAATTGATATAAATTCAAAATGAGGAGGTACTGTATTAAGTTTACGTATGTTAAAGAAATTTAAAGGATTAGGATCTTTTAATTTAGGCTGCTTCTTCATAGTGAGTAGTTATGCCAAATGGGGCTTGTAAATTTTGATCGTTATTACCATGGATAACAAAAACTGTATCACAGTAGTTTTCATCTCCCCAGCTACCCCAGGGATATCCATCTGTAAACATAATAAATTTTTTCGGTACAATATCATTTTCTTTCATATACTTCCAGTTAGCTTCAAATTCTGTACCACCACCGCCTTTTATTTTATAGTCTAATAAGTCGTCACCACCGGTGCCATCAAAGTCTGCTTCATTGTGTACCTTAGTATCAAAGCACCATAGTTTAATTTGATAGTCTCTATACTCTTGCATAATACCTTTAACTTCTGACAGAAAATCTTTAGCTTGGTCGTCACCGATTGATCCAGACATATCTAAGCTAATGCAAATATCAATAGTATTTTCAAAATTCATTCCTGGTAAAATAACTCCAGTATGCCAACCTTTTCGTGACGGACGAATAAAAGTATAATCGTTTTTAATAATACTTTGGATTTGTTGTCGAATTATTTCACGCCAGTTCATTTTAGGTTCGGTAAGTTCTTTAATCATCCGAGTAATTTCACCCGGCATATTACCAGCGCCAGCGGCTTGAGCAGCCTGCATCATACCTTCTTTAATTTCTTCTCGTATCTTTCGAAGTTCATCTTTAGAATAACTAGGTTTACCGTTACCGTTTTTTTCACCTGCACCGTCGCCGTTACCTTCATCCTTACTCCAATCAACGTGCTCGTCTAGGAGTTCTCCAAGTTGCTCTAATTCTTTTTCGTCTAAATTTTTAAATATATCATCATAGACTGCTTCAGAAGTCCAATCGTTATATTTAAAATCTTGGTAGCAGTCTATTAGTTTAGGCATTTCTCCTATATTATCACGAACTAAAAGATTGTTAACAATATAGTCTGAAGCTATATTGTGTATCATAGCGTCTCGATCTTCTCTTCGGGTAAAATGATCAAAAACACAATGTAAAATTTCATGAGCAATTACAAATTCAATTTCTTTGTTAGACATTGCATGAAAGAATTGAGTATTGTAATAAAGATTTCGCCCGTCAACTGCGGCAGTAGGGCACCAATCATCTGCAGATTTGATGCGTAGCCGAGTTGCCATATTACCAAAAAATGGATGACGAAGTAGTAATCCAACTCGTGCAACTATGATATTATCCAAAACCTCGACACGCATTGCCTTTAATTCTTTAGCAGTAATGTCTGGATTAGGAGCCCAGTTTTTTTTGCCTTCTACGCTCATTGTGCCTTATCCCTTATGCCTTAGTATATATATATTATACCACTTTTTACAGCAAATGTCAAGAAAAAAACGGCCGTTTTTGTTGAGAACGGCCAAACTCATCTCACCTTAAGCCTTCTGGGCGGCAGTAATATACCTACCATAACGCTCATGGAACTCATCAAAGCATGCAATTTCGTCTGGATCAATTGGTAACCCATATTGGGTAAGAGCAAGTTTAATGCCCATAACAACTAATTCAGTATCAAAATTATCCATTGCGAACCTTAAGAAGTTATTAACTTTTTCGTCAAACTTCTTATCACTCTTATCACAAGCCTCCTTTAGCTCGTAACAGAGCGAGACTGTTAAGGAATACATGGCACTGATTTCTTTAGTCTTAAGCTCGTTAACTTTGCCTTCCAAAATATGAGTTGGGTTAGGCATGCTAGCCGCCACTTTACGGTGAGCCGTGAATTTCACAGCAAGACCTTCGCCTACTGCGCCACTAACCAAATCGGTAGTGGTATTTTCGTCCAAATCATCTTCAAGTAATTCGCTTACAAACGACCAAGAACGAGGTGTTGCAAATGACCTGCTAGGTGATTTAGGATCGAAATCGTATAAATCTTTTTTAGCAAAAGTAAGATATCCTACTACATCTTGGTGGATATCATTATTTACTGCCCATTGAAACCAATCATCAAAGTCGACAGCCATTTCTAAGTGTACAAAACGATTAGCTAATGGAGCCGGCATACGATATGTAACACCTTTGTCTGCTTCTCGATTACCTGCCGCAACGATCATAACATTGTCAGGTAATTTATATGTACCAACTCGACGATTAAGAATAAGTTGATATGCTGCCGCTTGTACAGCAGGCGCCGCAGAGTTCATCTCGTCTAAAAGTAATACAATATTCTTGTATTTTTTAGCTAATTCTTCGGAAGGAAGTTCTCCAGGAGGTGCCCAAACCATTGTGCCTGTATTGCTATCAAAATACGGAATGCCTTTAATATCGGTGGGCTCCCAAAGACTTAATCGAATATCAATTAATAATGATTTTTCCAAATCATCTGTAATTTGGCGTACAATATCCGATTTTCCAATGCCTGGAGGACCCCATAAGAAAATCGGGCGCCTTTTAAGCATTGCATGATTAATACTTTTTTTAGCCTTATTAGGACTTACTGTCCTAGTAATGATGTCATTCTCAGCCATAATGTATTCCTTTTTAATTAACAGTCAGTGCCTTACTGTTCTTATATAATAACATCTCTAGCGTAAAAGTCAAGAGATTTTTTGCCAAAATTTAGGAATTTTTTTGGCGGCTAAGAGCTTTGCTTATTCCGTATTTTTTTATATCACCTGAAAAAAGGTGTAATTCGAGAGCTTTTTTTTCGTTAGTTACTATTATTTTTTTGTGATCTAAGTGGTATGGACAATTAATAAAATTATCCATCCAAATTATGACTTGGGTTGTAAATTCAAAGTCTTTTGGATAAGGTATGCTATAAGTTTGTAACTGTAGTTCTTCAGTTATAAATTGAAATCCATCTTCTGTAAGCCTTAAACCACCCTCTTTTCGAGTATTTTTCCACCACTTACGAGTATATTCTTTTAAAGTGGATTTGTTTATTGATTTTTGGGATTGTTGAAGGAAGATTTTAGTATATGTTTCTTTCCAATTCATCACTCTTTCACAACTTCACCACTTAATAATTTAACTACAGTAAAATCATTACAATCAAAAGTTTCATTTAATTTTTTTGCTAAATTTATAGCATGCCCGGGATTACTGAAACTTACTTTTTTATATTTGGGACCAGGATAACTTGTAAGTATATTGGATGTTTTTAAATTAAATGGAGATCCATTATAAAACACAGCCCAGATAGCTTCTGCTTCTAAAATTTGTTCACTCTTATAACTTTTTTTATCTACATGTTCTAATAGAACATTAGGTTTAGGCCTGCTCATAACTCAATCCTTAATTAATTAACTTCATATATATTTATCTTTTTATAGAAGTTGACTAATTAAGTGGGTAGTTAATTCACCATTTGTTACCTGCATCCATGTTTATTTCTATTATTTCATTAGCACCTGACTGGTCTTCTTTAACAAGTTTTTCTAAATCACCTTCTAAACGTGCCATTGTTATACCTAATGTAAATGCAAGATTTTTTGCTTGAGATATAGGCATTCGGATTTCTTTTGAATTAGAAGCATCAGCAGATTTTACTAATTGAATAAAGTTTTGAATTGAACTAGTATTTAAAGGTTCATTTTTTGTTGGCATTTGATAGTTCCTGTCTCATTTCTATTTCAGTACGAAAAGGTCCTTTATTTTCATAACGTTCTATAGTAATTAGTTTAGGGCAAAATGATTTAACCCAACCTTTATTAAATCGTATTATAAAATAACCTGCACAATAAAGACTTTTTGATTTTTTTGATTTACTAAACATTGGTAATTTACGTTTAACATCATATACAGGATTAAATGGTATACAACTAGTAGGATAATTGTAAACATCTTTTTTAGGAGGTAAAATTTCTGTAATATTTAATTTTTGCCAGAATATTTCTTCTCCAAGCCTTTCCTTTAATTGGTTTTCATTTGCAAAAAAACAAGTTCCTGAAGCATTATTTAACATAAATCGATCATCATTAAATGATAAAGTACCTATATTATTACCCTTTTTTTCTACAATCCAGAATTTTCCGTTTAAGATTTCTTTTGCTTTTACTGTCATTGGGGATACCTTGCGTTAAGAGGTTCTGCATAAAATGATACTTGATCGGAAATTCTTTGCATGTCCCATTTAGCACAGAATTTCATAAGACGTATACCTACATTTGAGATATTTTTAGCTTTTTTATGTTCTTTAATTGTATCGTCAATTATTTTTCTAATATCATCAGGTTGTGCTGTTAAATCACATAGTATTACATTTCGATTATAATCATCTAATACTCTATGTTCTTTTCCGTCGTGGTCGATCCAACGTTGAAGCATCATATTATTCCAATTAAATCCTTTAGTTTTTTTATCTTCAAATGCTTCTATTAATCCTACTTTATTTTTTGTGCCTTTTTTACGTACTCCAGGATATGCACTAAACACATTATCGCTAGTATCTCCACGCATACATTTTTCAAATAATAACCATTCAGGATCGGGTGCAGGTTTGCTTTTTCCTGTTTTTTTATCTATTATTGAATTACCCTTTTTATCATCAAAATATCCTTCTTGAGTTATTAAAACATTACTAACTCCATTATATTGCTTAATATTATGAGCAATAAGTTGAGTAAAATCTCCATCGGAAGAAATTATTATATGATTATCTTCTGGATGTAATTGAGTCCATCCTGCTATTAAATCATCTGCTTCTAATTGAGGATGTTGCATTACAGTGCAATTTGTCTTAGTAGTTATAAAATCTTTTAATTCATCAAAGATTTCCCAAAATACTTTATCTTCGTCTGTAACAGTAGTAACTTGCCTATTTCTTTTGTAAGGCTCGTAGAGGTCTTTCCGCCAACTTCGCCCTTCTAAACAAAATACAACATGATCTGCTTTAAAATCCTGCCATGCTTTTTTAATACTACTTAAGGTAATATGTAAAGCTATACCTATTTTTGTATCAAGATCACCGCGGATTACATGTCTAGCTCGAAAAAATGTATTAGCAGTATCTACTAAAATATATGTGCTCATAAAAGTTATTCCTTTAATTGCGTGGGTCAGCTAACTGATTAAGTATATCAAAGTTCATAAAAGTTATTGGATGTCCGTCATCGTCTGCAGAAGGATAGTATGGTTGTATATCAATATATAAATCAAATGCTAAACTTAGTCGAGGATAATCGTTTTGCCATTCTGCAACACTATGACTAACGTAACTAGGAAAAATCGTTAATCCACCAGCAATGTTCGGCATACAACAGTCCATTCCGCGCTCAACATATCTAGTTACAGAGTCATAATTATCTAGATGCACATTTCCACTTAGGTAAATAATCTCACCTGCTCCGTGAGAGTGTTCTTTAATTTCTTGTCCTTTTCTTATAATATTATACCAACAAATTATTTTTAAAGGAAGAAGTATTGTATCATCTTCTTTAATAAATTCAAGATAAGATTTTTGTATAAATTTAAATAAGTTGTTTATTTCAGGACATTCTTCCCCTAACCCAAATACATTGTAACGTCCATACCGTGTAGTTACAGATTCTTCACCTAATCCAGTTCCAGCATCTTGATTAACCTCTAATTTAAGAATTTCTTCTTCTTTAGATAATAAAAATTCTTTTATAGTTTTAATCTTTTCACTGTCTTCCCATTGATATGATCCTAAACTAATGTCCCAACTAGGAGCATATGGACTTCCTGGACGTTTACTTTTTAATTTATATATCACGATACTTCAGATTTACCTTTTCCTATAGGTGTTACGTTAATATAACCCATTTCTCTATCAGGATCAAGTCCTTCTTCTTCTAACATTTGAATAACAATAGTTCTAAACCAAGCATCAACTATTTCTTCGTTTGCTTCTCCTGAATAACCTGCATCAATAAGTTGCTCAATAAATTCGTTGTTCCAATCAAGTTCAAAGAAACCATTTCTAATATCGTTAGTATTAATTTGTGTATCTAATACAGCAACCCATGGTTTTCCATTTTTAGTTGCTTCTTGTTTTTCTAATTCTAATGTTTTTCGACGAATTTCTTCGTTCGAAAGTTCTTTTATTTCTTCATTAGAATTTTCTTTTTTTAATAGTTTGTCTAGCCATTTCATAATCCTGATCCTCGTAATTTGTCTATATCTATAGGCCGATTCATTGCAGTTTCAACTTTATCAACATTTTTAAGTTCCCCATGCATTTCCGAAGAGACTGATGTGTAATCGTGGTGTGAATCGCCATCCTTTTTCCATTGCGAGTTTCGCAACTTCGGGATAGGTAAAGTTATATTCTTCAGAACGTCCCCCAAGCGGCATAAGATAGACTGGACAGTCCAAGTTAGCGTTTTTGTATTCTTTAACAGCTTTTCCAACTTCGTCCACATCCACTTTGTCAGCGACAACAAACTTAAGATAAAGTTCACTACCATTAACACTAGCATAATCAACTGCCAAGTTAGGGTTAATTGCATCTTCCCAAGATTCTCCGCTAATACTAAGTTTTGGGGAACAACTCCAAGTAATTTTAAATCTGTTCTGAGTTGATAAAAATTCTTTGAAATCCTTTCTAAGAGTTTGGGTAGTATTTGTTTCAAATGTAACATTTTTTAAGTCTTTCATTTTAGGATGATCTAATAGTTCTATATAAAGCCTTTGCCATCCTAACAAAGGTTCACCTCCTGTAAAGATAAGATGAATGTCTTGCCCATTTTGCATTGTCCATTTACCTTCAGGTGTAAGTGATAAAAGATGTTCAACAACCTCGTCTATTGTTTTATCCATCATAAATTTTTTAAATTCGGGATAGATGCTTGCATATGTATCACATCCTGTATGGATAATAGGTAAATCATTAAAGTTCTTTGTAGTTAAATGTACTCCATTATCTAATAATTTTTTTACTTCGGGATTATGTTTATCTTTTTTTGTACCTCGAGGTAAGCTAAAGTTCATACAACGAAAATTGCAACCAAAAGTACGCAAAAATACACTAGGTACTCCTACAAATTTTCCTTCGCCTTGGACGGAATAAAATGCTTCTGAATACCTTAATTTCATATTTAATTATGACCTTTCATACTTAAACAAACACTATAAAATTCTTGTTTTAATGCAGAATCAGTTTCAAATGCTCCTCGCATAATTGCAGTAGTCATATCACTTTCGTGTTCTTTAACACCTCGTTGTGTCATACAATGATGTTCTGCTTTTACAACAACAGCAACATGTTCTGTTTTAGCGTACTCTATAAGCGCATTACTAATTTGTGTAGTCATTTCCTCTTGTATTTGCGGTCGTTCTGCAATATGATGTGCTAGTCTATTAAATTTACTAAGACCAATAACTTCTTCTTCTGGAATAATACCTACCCAGCAACTTCCAACAATATTTTGAAAGTGATGAGCGCAAGTGCTACGAATAGAAATAGGTCCGCTAGTATAAAGTGATTTGTAACCCATATTAGGAAAACTTGTAACTTTTGGACAAGGTTCATATCTTCCTTTAAAGATTTCTTTAATAAACATTTTTGCTACACGTTTTGCTGTTTCTTTAGTATTATGATCATTATTTGTATCAATAACTAAAGAATTCAAAACATTACTAAATGCATCTTCCACTTCTAATTGTAAAATTTCTAATTCACCTTCTTCAATAAATTCAGAAATGTTATCATTACAATGATATCTAATGTTTGCTTCTTTTAATCGTTTTTTTATTATTTCCGCAGTTGTAAGCATAAATTTAATTCTCCGAGTTATAGACGAGGACGTCTTACTCCATTGTTATAATACATGATATTTAGGTTTTTGTCAAGTAATTTAAAAATATTTTTCTGACATCTCTAACATATCATGCCAATGAGCAATATTTTCCAATTCTTTTTCAATAGTATCAATTGTATCAGGGTGTTCAGCTACTCCTACTGGACTAGCTAAAAATACCTCAACGTTAGCTACATGCTTAGAAATCATTCCAGTTGCATGACTTTTAAAAGCCTCTAAAAGTTTTTCTCTCATTATATTCTCCTTATTAAAAATCAAACCTTTCTTGATGCGCGGTCATTTCTGCCCACTGTTTATCTTCTTCTTCTTTTTTCTTATCTCTTTTGTAATTTCCCTTTTCAGGAATAACATGTCGAACACCTCCACGCGGATCACTCATATCACCATTACGTCGAGGAATTAAATGGATATGAGGGTACATAACAGTTTGGCCAGCTGCCTCTCCTACGTTTTGCCCTATATTAAAAGCATCACAGTATCCTCGTTTAAGCCAATCATATCCCCACTTATAGGCTGCTTCAAAACATTCTGTTAGATTTTTCCAATCATCATTTTTTGGAACAAACAGAACATGTCCTTCTGTAACAGGAAATCCGTCTTTATAAACAGTATAATTTCTTGTATCGATTAAAATATCAGTCCAAGGTATTTCTTTTTTTTCTGTCATTTTATTCCTTCCATTCTAATATAGTCATCATTGTATGTAATCTTTTTCGAGCTTCATTAATATTAGGTGCAGGTACCCATGCAGTACCATTATTCTGTTCCATTTCTAACATAATATCAGAATGCTTATCTCCTTTTGTAAATTTAATAACGTCAGGTGTTTTAAATTTTAAAACAAATACTTCTGTCTTTCTTTTAAATTCTACAATATTATTCACGATATCCCCCCACATTTTCCCAGGGATACACTAACCATACATTATCGTCAGCTTTGTTTACTTCGTGACTCCAGTAATTTACACCTCCAAATTCGCTAGACAAATTTTCAGTTAAAACTGCAAAACGGAGATTTGGTTGACCTGTAATATTCCAATCTTCTTTAATCCAATTAAATGTAGCACCGGTATCATTAATATCGTCAATTATTAAAATATTTTTATTTAAAGAATCATTAGCCATTATTTTATTTGATTCAGATTTTTTAGTATCATCACGAAAGCTAACTTTTAATGTTTCACATCTAATAGCTAACATATTGCTTATTATAGTAGCTGGTATATTTCCTCCGCGAGTAATTCCAACAATATAATTAGGTAACCATTTGTCTTTAGCCATTTGAATTACAATGTTAATACACATTGTTTCTATATCCTGCCAACTATAATAATGTTTTTTCATCATGAATATTTTTCTTTCAAATAAGTTTCATTATGAATCCACTTACCATTTTTAATAAATCCCCATTCTTGTTTCTTCACTCCCATAAAGAAAAGACTCCAGCAAGGAATTTCTTTATTATCTATTTTTGATAATTCTAATCTATGTAAATCAGATGCTTTACAGTAACGAAAATGTCCCGGACCACACCAGTGTTTGCCTTCTGGAGTATGTTGCCAATAACCTCCTTTTAAAATTAGTGTAGCATAGTTCCAAGGATGATCATGTAAATCATCTATGTCGCTAACTAAAATTTTATGTAATGTAATATTGAAAGGAAATCTTTTCCGATCTTGCAAAAATAAATAATATCGAATTAGATAAGGTACCTTATTAAAACGATCATAAATTACTCTTTTTCTATTTTTAAATAGAGCCATCAACTTTTTCATAGTGCTCCTCGTATGTGTAGTCATCTTTAACTAAATTATATACAGTCATAAACTTATCGTATTGAATTTTAAGACCTGGATATTTTTTAATCATTTCTTCTATTACAGATTCATTAGGCCAATCATCTGCAGCCTTAGCTTTTCCAAACTCTTTAATTTGTCCATTTGTGTCATAGGTGTATTGTCCAAGACCAGCACCTTGAGTATTATTTGTAGTTGAGATACCACCTATTTGATATTGGTGGGTTATCGGAGCCATTCGAGGTTTAGCATCTGTATTAATTGTTATAGTAATACCGTCGTGTTCAAATTTGTAATCTTCTGCTTCAGCAGGAGTTACATCCCATGTAAAATTTTTATCATTCATTGTTTATTACCTTATATAGTTTGTGCCCACTAAAATAGTTTTCTTTTAATTTGTTAACTTGTTTTTTAATTAATGGAAGATAAGAATCATAATTTTCTATATAGTCTGTTATTTTTGTTTTAATATGTTCTTTATTTTTTAGATAAGAATTATAATTTATAGTCCATTCTGAAGGATATTTAAATTCATTTAAACCCATTTCGTCATAACTTAGTCGATTAGGTACCATTGGTAATGCATCTACTAATGCTCCTTCATACCAACTAATACCTAAAGTTTCTTGTAGATTTGCACTAAAAATAATTTTAGCCTCACCCAATAAATTATGATATTCATTTTTTGTTAATAATTGATCTTGGCACACAATAAATTCATAATTAGGAAAATCATTTTTTAAATCTCTAAATATTTCAGGTTGTTTTTCAGGAGCAACTCTATGCGGAAATAAAATTAAATCTCGTTTTTTCATACCAGTATATTGAGCTAATGATTTATTTAAATATTCAAAAGGCCAACCACAACGGATTATTTTATTTTTTTCTTTTTGTTTATTAATCCAATAATCCAATGCAGTATCGCCTTGTTTTAATTCATTTGAAAACATGTTAATATGAAAGTCTGTAGCATAAAAATTATGATCATATACCTCAAACATAGATTTTTCTGCATATCTACACCAGGGTTTATTTCCGATTAATCTACCTAAAAAATCCGCCGGATCATAAGAGCCTGCATGCCATAGTCCACCTAATTTAATTTTTACATTTAATAGCTCTGCCATATATTTTAGTTGTATGACTGTAGGATTCCATGCATCGGTATATAAAAAGTAATCGCCTGTTTTTACTTTTCCTTTACAAAACATTTCTCCTATTTTTTCTAATTGTTTACTTTTATAAACATTAGTGCCACCAAAGTTTAAGAATGCTCCCGGAGTTGTTGTTTGAGGAGTTTCACCTCCACTAATAACAATAACTTCATTTTTAGTAGCTTTCTGTAATTGGTTAGGTAGATATTCCTTCCACTGTTTAGTGTATCGTGTATCTACTGCTTCTATGTCTACAATATAAACTGTCATCTTCGTTTTCGTGGGCTACTTTGCTTTTTATTTGCTTTCCAAGTTAAGTATTTTTGATAAGAACGCCATACTCTAGATTTTTCATTATAAAGATCTCTCTCATCATAGACCTTACCTTCAAATCGGCAGTAATCACGAAACTTATCTAAATCGTCAAAAATTTCGTTAATTGGAGGAAAGTTCGTAGTCATTATTTTGTCCTCTAGTCTTTTGTATACTGGACATGGCAACCGTTTTCGCCATCTTCAGATATATCAATGTGTACTTCTCTACTTGGATATCTAGCTGAAATTTTTTCATATAAATCATCAGCCATCATTTCACAAGACTTATAGTCTACATTTAGTTCCCCTTCATATAGTTCCTCCAACCATCTTTTAAATTGTATAAATTCTATATCTCTATCATCATGAAAAACTTCTATTGCTACTTTAAAATGAAATGTATGTCGATGTAAAAATCCTAAAAATGATACATCAAACTTGTCACCAGTAGCAAGTTTTGGATCATCTAGAGCCGCAGGATATTTATGAATTCCTTCTTTTCGGAATGTAACCCAAATCATTCGATTTGCATTTCTCATAATTTTACTATGTCGTTCTTCCTTCATTTTATCCATAATCATGTCATCCATTTTATTCATTATTTTCGTTTCCTAACGGTTCGTCGTCTTCATATTCACTCCATGGTGTAAAGACTTTACGTTTTTTTAAATCATGTACGGTGTGTACCCATACACCAGGATTAGAATAGTTATAATCACGATCATCAATTTTAATACAAGCATTATAATTTAATTTCTCAATGGATGGTAATTTAACACTAATTTGAGATATAAACTTTTGATGTTCGTTAAAGTTACAATCAAGTACCCAATTGTGATATTTTATATCATAATCTAATGTAACCCAATATCCTTTATCAAGTAATTTAAATATAATATCAGACCATAATTTAATTTCTCCTTGATGATTTTGAGATATATCTATATGGAAACTTTGGTTAGCTCCAAGATAAATGTGTGTTGTGTAACCCTTTTCAATTTGTTCTAAAATATCACTTATAGGTTGGGCTCCCACAACAAATAGTGTATCAAGATCATATGCAGGAGTTTTTTCTACTTCGACGCCTGTGAAAAAGATCACATCATCATGTTTACCTGTAAAATAGTCTCGTTTCATCCTAATTCCAGTTGCGACAGTTTTTCATTGATTCTACAAATTTCATCTTTTAATCGAAGTTTAGTAATTTTCATTTTACGAATATTATCATCTATATAACTATTATTATAGCAAGATTCTATAAAATTGTCAAGTTCTCTATGTATTTTTTCTAGGTTAATTATTTGATATTGCAGTTCATTTTTTCGATTTTCAAAATTAGTCATTTTTTATCCTCACTTTGGAAATTGTATTATATTTTGAAATTTCATCAATGTAGTATTGATTATTAAATGTAGGGTCTTTTACCAGTTTAGCAACCGGAAGAAGACCTATAGCAAGTTTTTTATCGCCTTTGTAAAAGCCTAAAGAGTTAAGAAAATTTTCATTTCTGTGCCACCATTGATCAAATAAATGCATTTTAGAATTCATTGATCCTGTAGTAAAATATATAGACATATCTGATGAATAATATTTTAATGGTCTAATATTATGTTCACCTACTATATTATCATCGTCTTTAAAGACATCCCATAATGGTTTTCCTACTTCACAATAATTTACATAAACTTCTCCAAAATTAATATTTTTAGAAAAGTAATCAAAATCATTATCATTTAGTAAATGCCTAGGTCGACTTTTAAATGTAATAACTATTCTCGGTCTTGCTATTAAATTATTTTGTTTATCTTCTAGTCGATGTATTAATACATTGTAGTCTGAAATACATTTTTTTATATTTTTTGGAGCCTCATTCCAAAATTCCCCTGGGGAGAGCACTCCACCACGCATGTCTTCAAAATATTTGTGTAGTTGATTAAGTATTTCTTGATTTACTGGAATATCTAGTTTATATGGAATAAATTCCTTCCATTCGTTGATAGATTGTATACAATTATTAAGTTTAGAAACAATTTTTTCTGTTGGCCAATTATTTCCAAAATTATATAATCTATCATTTTCGAAAAGTTCTTCTGTGCGTAGAAGCTGAGCTTTAAGCTCTTCAGCCCATTTAACTCCTATTGGAGTTTCGTAAACAATAAATTCTAAAACAAGTTTATTATTGTTTTCTTCAAATTCTACAAAAAAGGTTGTCATTAAAGTTGTTCTTCTTCTAATACTTCTAACACATGTTCTTGTTCTTCAGAAAAATCTTCTTCGTCGAGATCATTTATTTTAGTATTATCTTCTATTTCAAATAATGAATTAAACATGGCACTTGCATTAATAGACCGTTTTCCCGTTAATCCTCTAGTTCCAATAATAGAAGTCCAAAATTTATCAAATTCTTTTATAATAGCATTAGCAGTATCTCGATTGTCTGTCATAAAAATTGCTTCTATCACATCTTTAAAATAAATTCTATTAAATCTTTCATCTACTAGCATTTTTGGAATTATATTATTATCATATTGTCTGTTTGCTTCTTGTACTGCATTAATATGATGCCAAACATTATGTCCCATTTGAATTGCATAACTAAAAGAATCCCAACTAGTTTTGCCTTCTTTACCTATTTTATTTAGATCACCAGGCTTATAACAACAAATATCTGAAACTTTTAATCCGTCTGTTATAGGAGAATTTTCAAAGTTTTTAAATATACCGTCTTGTAATACTGCATCTTTAAATAAACGATTATCTGTAGCATACTTTTTATCATCGATACTTGGAACCATTCGATATACCCATTTAGCTCTATCTTCTGTTTCTGTTTGAATATAAACTTGCCCATTTGCAGTTGCTAAGAACGGACTTGCACAATCATATGTTATTGTGAAGTTATTGTTATGATATTTACGAATTGCTCGTTGTATGTCAGTTAGTAATACTGCCCATTCAAGTTTAGATGTACCTAAAAAGTGCATATAGTCATGTAAACCTTTTTCTAATAGTCCATCAAAACGTAATGCCACAAGTCTTTTTAATACTAGGTGTATATCACACATATTTTGACCACCCATCGACCACCCATTAAAGTGATCTGTATATTTTTTAGGATCACAATAGTCTTTCATTTGCTGATACCAATCTTCAGCATCAGTATGATTTTCACCTTGTAATACATTTAAGAATTTACAAGCACCAGACTTGTTTTTCATAAAGTATTCGTTATTAATGCGTGTGGCATTTACAGCTTCTTGGTATGTTGTAATACCTGTAGCTTTTTGCCCAGCTGGTGAACGTGATACCCAAGCAGGTATATCAAGTATCATACCGTAATCAGCATACGCATCAAGCCACGTTAGAACTTGTTCTCGTTTCTTTTTAGCTTTAGGACAATTAGGATCTTTCCAATCACCTTCCCATACGCCTTTACCAATTTGGAAACCTCCCGAATCTCCTAGTATCCAACTGTTATTTCGATCTCTATTCCGTACCATATCTTCTTTAGGAGAATGCTTATTTACATTTAGTTCAGCGTGTCCTGCACTGTACAATGACCAATGATAGTTGAATAAACCTTTTTGAGGATTTAGCCAATTCATACTTTCTATATTGTTTGGAAAGTTTGATGGTATCCGGGACGTTTCTACGTATTCGTCATATCGTTGCTTTCCTATATAAGTAGCAAAGAAACCACTTATAGCAGGTAGAAAAATAGCGTAGTCGTTTTGTTCTACTGTTAAATTTTTATTCAACGTAACTGTCGCTAGATTTATTTACTTTGAGCGGGTAGAATATAATCATAATTAGCTAATCCACTATCTACACTAATTTGCATAGCACCTTGATCAGAAATACTCATAGTAATATCACCATCTAAATTGAGTATGGCTTGGACTTGTGCAATAGGCCAACTCCATGAGTGTTTAAGTTCGCCACTTATTTCATGTTGAAACACAAATGAACCAGCATGTGTACTAGCATCACCAAAGTAAAATACTAAATTATTGTTTTGGGTTTTTACAGTAAAAGTAGGTTCTTCAGCGTGTGCCGCACTCATTAATTTCATACGTTGTATTGATGCTACTGTAGGTGAAAATGTAACATCCCATTTAGCGCCTTTAAATTTTACAGTTTTAAGTTTTTCATCTATAATTGCTTTATTCATAAAACGATAATCGTTTTCAAAATCGCCTGCACTATTTTCAAAATGAATATGAGTAGGAATAGTTTCGCCGTTACGTTCAGCTTCAACTACATTAATTTTAGCTGATTCTTTGTATTCTGGATTTTTTAAATGTAATGATAATTTATCTAAATTTGGCATACCAAATGTATTTGTAAATTCAGATACACTTTGATGTGTTGTTGCTGTAAGTATAACTGAACGATCTTCAGCCATAGAGTCTATAGTTGTGGTTTCATTTTCTGATGAAATTTTAATTAATTCTAAAAAGCCTAGTGAATGAGTGTGTGTTACTATGTCTTGTAAAATGTCTTTCATGCCTGTTCTCTCCTTTAGTTATTATATTATAATGTATAAGTCTTTGTTTGTCAAGGATTTTTTATTCTCCAAATTCAAATAAACTTGCAAATGTATTGTGTTGTTTGGTATCTTCTAGATTATAATTTAGTACCCCAATTAAATTGTCTAATTTATTATCAATAATAGTTTCAGCCATTGCGCCACCGTCAAATGGTAATTCTTTAAACCAGTTTGGTATGTGTAATTCGTCTGTTGGATATGCTACACTTGTATATCCTAGAGGATTGGTTTTTAATTTACAAACGATAACTTTCATTCCATCAGTTATTTCTTGAGAATATTTATCACCATTCATACGTTTTAAAGTATTCCAATTAATACTCGCTCGAACATGACCAGGCATATTTGCTTTGCCTTGTTTTTCTTCTAATCGACGATAGTGCCCTATTTTATTTGCACGTTTGGGAGAACCTTTCTCCCAACCAGGTCTTCCTTCAAATTCTTTACGAAATACTGTTATACGTTCTAATATATCTTTTTCTTCAGCTTCAGTTAGTACCATTAATAAAAGTTCACTTAAAAATTCTTGCATAAAAACAGGAGTATCGGACCTTCTTAAATCCAACCCCATTGCTTTTACTTTCCCCAAACTTCCTTCTGAATCATTTCGAAATCCTTCAATATCATATACTAATGCCGCATAACGTTTTTTAGTAATGTATAATCCTGATTGTGCAACAATTTCTCTACCTGCTTTAATAACATCAGCGCGACTTTTTGGACAATGAAATGCTTTAGACATAAAGTTAAGAAATGTAGAGTTTGCAGCTTCTGCTACTTGGTCGTAAAGAGTAATAACATTTTCTTTCGACCAAGGTATTTTTCCTGATTCAATGTCGTTTTTCAATATCGGATATGCTGAAAAATAAACTGAATCAGTATCACCGTAAATAACTGCTTCGCCTACATGATTATATTCTCCTGTAATAACTTTATTAACTTCAGCACTCATGTGTTTAACAATTGTTCTACCGCTTAATGTAGTTGATTGTCCAATACGTTTATCAAAAAATCTACAACCAGGATTAAGAATAGCACCGTATAATGAATTTAAGTTAATTTTTTTAACTAGTTGACGTTTATCCCAAAATACAATTTCTGTGTTATTACCTGCATCTTTTGCTTTTTTTAACATTTCTTGCAATTCTTTACGTTCAGCATGCCAACGTTTTAAAATGCCCGGAATAACTCCTTCAAACTCTGTAGTAAAAATAGTACCATTAGAACTTAACATCCAAGGATTTTGTGAATTAAAAATAAGATTATAAACTTCTGCACCACTTACTACTTCAGAATGTCCTTCTTCCCAGTCTATGGTAAGAGGAACATCTTTACGTTTTTCCATAACAGCATCATATTCTAATGTACCAAACCTCCCTTCCCACGCTCCAGCAAATGATTTTTTTTCAAGAGTAGTTGCAGTTTGCACCATATCATCTGTTAAGTCAGGACGTAATTGTCCTATGATTGTTTCAGGAGCCATATTTAATGCACGGATTACACTAGGATACAATGAATTTAAATCCATTGACCCTATCCATTTATGCAATCCTTTTTTAGGAAATGCTACATAAGCACCAGCTGCTCCTGTATTTTCTTTATCTCGTTTTGGTCTATTAGGTACTTGTAAACCCCTGTGGTGTGCTTCATTAATAATTGCCTGTTCTGTTACAGCAACAGCACCCATTGTAGTTTGTAATAAAACAGTATTTGCGTGAGCAAGTTCGTTTGATAAATCAATAAATTTTAATTTTTTATCTAGTTTGTCTAATAGAGAAACATCTTGTCTATTATATTCTATAAATGTTCTAAAGTCATTATTATAAAGTTGGTCTAATGTACCTTCATAAACTGTTTTAGTTTCTCCTATTTCGGTTTCACCTATTGCATCTAGTCTATAAGAATGCCGTTCTTCATATGTATATTTACGGTATAATTCTAAACTATCTAAATGTACTCTACCCACTAAGTCATAAGTAAAAACTTCTCTTCCATATTTTTCATATTCTCGTTTTTTAGGAAGCTGACCCCATAAACAAAATCGTCGAGTGTCGTCTTTGCTTAATACACGTGAAACTCTATTTACGGTATAAGGAATATCATAACCTTCCGAGTTCCACCCAGTTAAAAGATCCGAATCTTCGATTAAGTTAAGAAATGCTTCGAGCATTTCTTCTTCTTTTTCAAATAGTAATGTATTGTCAAATTCTTTTACTTGTTTTTGTGCTTCGTCTATTGTAAGTTTTTTAGGAGGAACAGCAAGTGTAACAAGAGTATTTAACCATTGAAGGTGTACACTAATAGCAGTTATGGGCATAAAAGGATCACTTGGATCTGCAAATCCCCTCTCAGGATCATAATCTGTTTCAATATCAAAAAAGGCAATATTAAGTTTTGGTGCTTCGTGGTTTAAATAATTTTCACTTAAACATTGAAAAATAGGATTAATATCTGATTCAAATAATTTTTTTGAATTATTAATTGCAACTTCTTTTCGAAACGTTTTTGTATTCTTACATACTATTCGACTTAGTGGATCTCCATAGACACTTTTATATTTGCCTTTAGGGTCTTCATAGTAAAAGGTATATTTTACAGGATATTCTGTAAAACGCCGCTTACCTTCTTTACGTTCGACAACTCTAATTATATCAGAGTCTCTGTCAAAATATGCGTCAGCATAACTCATTAATAATATATATTCCTATAATATAAAGAGTTTAATTAAAGCGATAAAATTCATTATAATAAACCACGAGCATAATACAATTACGAATGCAGCCTTTCTAATAATAGCACTGACTACACCTAGTATAGATCCAATAAAATACATTGGTATAAAAATTTTTGTAGCAGGGCTTAAGATTGTAAATGTTAAAATTGCACTTGCAGAAATAAGAAGAGTTGCTTCTAATAATTCACAATAAAATGCTGTAGGACTTAAACGAAAACTTTCTTTCCAAAAATTCCTAACATTGGTTATCATTTATCCTTGCCAAGCGTGACAACTAGTGTTTCCAAATCATCAAATGCTTCAGCGTGTGCATGCCAATCTGCTTTTTGGG